ATTTGCTGGCGGATTGAATGGTGGCTCACTAGGCGACAGTGTAGGCGGTATTAAAAGTACTTTAAGTGCTTCTTCTAAAAGAGAAATAGGCATCCTTAGAAGACTCTCTAACGGGATAATACAAATAGGCCGTAAGTTCATAAGTATGAATGCAGAATTTTTATCTGAAGAAGAAGTGGTTCGTCTTTCAAATGATGAATTTGTACCTGTTCGTAGAGATGATTTACAAGGCAAAGTAGATTTAAAGCTATCTATTAGTACTGCTGAAGATGACGCTGAGAAAGCACAAGAATTGTCTTTTATGCTTCAAACTACAGCACAATCCATGGGTAATGAATTCAGTCAAATTATACTAGCTGACATAGCAAGGCTTCGTAAGATGCCTGTTCTTGAGAAAGCAATAAAAGAATTTCAACCACAGCCTGATCCAATGGCACAAAAGAAAGCAGAATTAGAAATAGTATTGCTTGAAGCACAGATAGCAAATGAAAGAAGTAAAGCAATTGAGAACAATGCTGCTGCTAGATTAGATCTTGCAAGAGAAACAACTGAAGGAGCTAAAGCTGAAAACTTAAACTCTGATACAGACCTGAAAAACCTTGAGTTTGTTGAGCAAGAAACAGGTACTAATCAAGAGCGTAATCTTCAATTAAGTCGTGAACAAGCTAATGCTAACAGTCAATTAAAGGTGTTGGATTCTTTATTAAAACCTACACCAGAAGGCGCAAGCAAACAACGAGATGACATTACAGTATCTAACGGACTTGCTGGCCAGTAACAGAATAACCAAACCGTTCTACAGGTAGTGCTGGGAGACACTTGAGGAAGTACCATGAGCAATCAAGAAGATTTAGAAGTAATTGATATCACCATTGAACAAGCTAAACATTCTGTTGATATGGCTGAAGCACTTAATAAACTTAAAGTAAATAAAGCATTTATAAAAGTAGTGTTAAATGGGTACTTTGAAAAAGAAGCAACTCGTTTAGTTTTGCTTAAAGCTGATCCAAACATGCAATCACCAGAAGACCAGGCACAGGTCTTAAGAGCAATTGATTCTATTGGCTCTCTACGCCAGTACTTTATCACCTTGGGTCAGCTAGGCGGCATGGCACAGAAATCTATCGCTGATTGTGAATTATCACGCGAAGAGATTTTAGCTGAAGGATTGTAATCTATGAGCGAAGCTAAAGAAGAAGCAGTACAAGAAGAAGTTATTCAACAAGAAGAAACACCACAAGTAAACCCATTGGATTTACCTGATGATGAAGTTGATAACTTTGAGTTGCCTACTACTGAAGCTACAGCAGAAGAAGAATCTGAAGCTGTAATAGAAGAACCTGAAGAATTATTAGAGGAGTCTGAAACAGAAGATGAAGATTTACAAGAAGAAGAAATTGAAGAAACTCAAGAAGAACAAAGTACTGAAAGCAGTACAAATGAGTCCTCTGATCTAGCTAAGTACAAAGAAACACACAATAAAATATTTGCTCCATTTAAAGCAAACAATAAAGAAATGAAAATAGATAGTGTTGAAGATGCTATCTCACTAATGCAAATGGGTGCCAATTATAATAAAAAAATGGCAGGCATGAAAGAGCCTCTCAAATTTATTAAAATGCTCCAAAACAATAATTTATTAGATGAAGCAAAACTTAGTTACCTTATTGATCTCGATAAAAAGAGTCCTGAAGCAATTGCTAGGTTAGTAAAAGAAAGTGGAATAGATCCACTAGATATAGATGTAACTAAAGATACTGAGTATAAACCAAATACTTACACTGTAGATGATGTTCAAGTGCAACTTGACACTGTTATCGAAGATATTCGAGACACAGATAGTTTTAAAGACACGATAGATATTGTAAGCAATAAGTGGGATGAAGCCAGTAGAAAAGTTGTGTTAGCCAATCCAACATATCTCAAAATTATTAATGAACATGTAGCCGCAGGTGTTTACTCACAGGTTACAGAAGTCGTTGAAAGAGAGAGAGTTATGGGTCGATTAACAGGATTGTCTGATCTGGAAGCATATAAACAAGTAGGTGATGCACTTCAAGCACAAGGAGCCAGCCAAGCTACTCCTAAAGCCAATGAAAAGTTCGTAGCCTCAAGTAAAAAAGCTTCAGTAGACACTACGCTTACTAGCCGTAAAAAAGCAGCAAGCCCCACAAAGAGTGTTACTAGTTCAGGTAAGGTAAAGCAAGAGTATAATCCTCTCGCTATGTCTGATGCCGAGTTTGAAAAACAAATGAACAGTAGTCTCTTGTAATTAATTATTCTTATTATATACAGGTAAAATATCATGACACAAAGTTATAACGATCCAATTAATAACGCACCATCTTCTATAGGTTCTCAATTACGTACTGATAAATACAATAAGAAAGCTCTTATTGAAGCGCGTAAAGAACAGTATTTTTCTCAAATGTCTAGTACAGAGAATATGCCTAAGAACATGGGTAAAACTATTAAACGTTTTCATTACTTGCCGTTGTTGGATGATGCCAACATTAATGACCAAGGTATTGATGCTGATGGTCTTTCTAGTACTGTAGAAAAAACAATTATTATTAACAAACCAGATGTCGGTGCTGGTGCTAATGCATATGTTAGCTATTACGCTGTAGGTGAAGGCGCAAATGCTGGTGCAGCAACTACTGCTGCTGAAGCTAAAGCTGTTAGTATCTTTAAAAATTTAGGTGTATTTGATACTAATTATACTACTACAGTAGCTGCACTTTTAGCGTTAGCTGAAGCTTGGGTTGTTGATGCTACTAGCACAGTAGTTCCTGAGTCAGGTAACCTGTACGGTTCGTCTAAAGACGTTGGAACTATCGCGGGTAAACTGCCTACACTTACAGAAAATGGCGGTCGCGTTAACCGTGTTGGATTTAAGCGTATTGAATTAGAAGGTTCTATTTCTAAGTTAGGTTTCTTTGATGAATACACTCAAGAGTCTATGGACTTTGATTCTGACGAGCAACGTGAAGAGCACATTACCCGTGAAATGGTAGTTGCTGCTAACGAAATGACTGAAGATGCTTTGCAGATTGATTTGTTAAATGCTGCTGGTGTTGTTCGTTATGGCGGTACTGCTACATCTACAGTTGAAATCTCTGGTGAAACTGGTGGTGTATCTCTACTTACATATGATGACTTTATGCGTTTATCTATTGATTTAGATAACAACCGTAGTCCTAAAAATACTAAAATTATTACTGGTACTCGTATGGTAGATACCCGTGTAATTAATGGCGCTCGTTATATGTTTGTCGGTACTGAAATGGTTCCTTCTTTAAAGCGTATGGTTGATAACTTTGGTAACCAAGCATTTATCTCAGTAGAAAAGTATGCTGCTGCAGGTACTATTGCTACTGGCGAGATTGGTACAATTGATCAATTCCGCATAGTTGTTGTTCCAGAAATGATGCATTGGGAAGCTGCCGGAGCAGATGTTACTACTAACGATGGTTATCGTGAAACTGGTGGCAAATACGATGTATTCCCTTTGTTAGTTATAGGTAGTGAAGCTTTCGTAACTATCGGTTTCCAAACTGATGGTAAGTCAGTTAAATTTAAAATCACTCATAAAAAACCTGGTGACGGTGTAGCGGATCGCAATGACCCATACGGTGAAACTGGTTTCATGTCAATCAAATGGTACTACGGCACTATGATCCTTCGTCCAGAGCGTATTGCTCTTATGAAGACTGTTGCTGAGTATTAATCTGCATTAATTAAAGTTTAGGTACCCTTTAAGGGGTACCTTTTTTTGTATTCCATACTGGTTTCACCCAGTTTAAAAGAGAAAAACCCATGACAGATAAATTAGAAACAAATGAGTTGGATAGTTTAAAAGCCCGTGCAGACATGATGGGTGTTGGCTACCACCCTAAAATTGGATTAGAGAAACTAAAAGCCAAAGTAAATGATGCAATGACAGATGCTGTTAAAGAAGATGAAAAACCTGTTGAAGAAACAACAAGGCAAAAACACGCACGATTGCGTAAAGAATCATCACGTTTAGTACGTATTAATGTGACATGTATGAATCCTGTCATGAAAGATCACGAAGGCGCGGTATACACCATTAGTAATAGCGTTGTGGGAACTCATAAAAAGTATGTCCCATTTAATGCTGATTGGCATGTACCAGTTATTATTTACAAACACATGAAAGAACGTAAATGTCTTATTTTCCAAAATGGCAAAGGCCCAAGAGGAGAAAAGATTAAAGTTAAAAAAGTTGTACCTGAATTATCTATTCAGTTACTTAGCCCTCTTACAGGTAAAGAAATTAAAGATTTGGCTACACAACAAGCCATGGCAAATAATTTAGGTTAATAACAAAACTAAAGCGTAAAAAAACTTACGTTTTTATGCATTTTTGAGGAAAGATATGATTATTTTAAATACTGCTGTAACTATTACTTGGAACCTACCACCTACTGAATCAGTTTATGCTGCTGGAGTATGGGATTTACTTACAAATACTCCTGACGGTTTATCGAGTTATGCAGATAATTTAACAGAAGATAGTTATGTTGCACCTACTGAAATTACTGCAGGAAGTATTACTGTTACGTTTACTTTTACTCAAGGTGGGTTGCACAAATTAACTTTATCTACAGGTACAGCGGATGCTTACACTCGTATATCTGAAAATTTAATTAATGTAATTGTACCTACCACAACTCAAAGTATTTCTGCGCGTTACTGAGGAATAGTCAAATGGCTGAAATTAACATAACAGAATTAACCACTTCCAATTTGGATGGCACAGGTGTTTTTGACACATTAATGTCAACCATGAGTTTACGTATGGAAGCGGAGTTTGATGCAGGCCGTATAAAAGGCACTGACTATTCCAAAGTGTATCTTGGAGCAATGGATTCAGCATTACAGCAATCTATTGCTTTTTTGTTAGGTCGTCAATCTGCTGATGCACAAGCAGAATTACTCATAAAACAAAAAGATCAGATAGTTTCTAGCATTGAAATAGATATCTTACAAAAGCTTAAGTTAATTGAAGATACTGCCATGGTTGTCCAACAGACAAACAATGCAGTAATTGATGGTGCTAATGCTACGAAACAAGGGCTGGGTATTTTAGTAAATACAGAGCTTACTGAATTACAAAAAACTAAACTAACTGCTGATACAGCAGGTGTTGCACAACAAACTTCAAATACGTTACTTGAAGCAGCTAACATACCCAAGCAAGGCTTGAACCTAGACAAAGCCATTGAGATGTCAACTGCTCAAATTGCTAAGATTAATTCTGACATAACGAAAGTCACCTCTGATATTGCTCTAACGAATCAGCAGGTTACTAATCTGACCAGTGAAGAGCTTAATATCAGTAAACAAGGTTTAGCTATTGATAAAAATGTGGAGCAGACAACCGCACAGATAGCTAAATTGGCTCTAGATGGAAGCATGGTTTCACAACAAACAGCCAACGCTTTGCTAGAAAGCAATAATATATCCAAGCAAGGTACCGTACTCGATAAATCTGTTGTCATGACAGATGCTCAGATAACTAAGATTAACAGTGATATTAGTTTGACAGACCAACAAGTTATTAATCTTGCTAGCGAAGCCAATAAGATAGTACAAGAGACCTTACTAGTAACAGAAAACATTGGCGTAACCGCACAACAGAAACTTAAGCTAGTTGAAGATACAGCTCATGTAGTACAACAAGTAGCAGTGGCAGAACAACAAGTTCTTAAATCAGTACAAGACGTACTGACTGCAGTAGCGCAAGTTGCATTGACCGAAGAGCAAGTAACCAAAATGGTTATAGACACGGCAATGGTTACCCAACAGACAGCTAATACATTACTTGAAGCTGCCAATATACCTAAGCAAGGTACTGTTTTAGATAAATCTATTCTTATGACTACTGCTCAAATTACTAAAGTTAATAGTGATACTGTGTTAACAAATCAACAAGTTACTAATCTTATTAGTGAAGAATTAAACATAGACAGACAGGGTTTAAGTATAGAAGCAAACACTACTAAAATTACTGCTGATACTGGAATGGTTACACAGCAAACAGCTAATGCATTACTTGATGCGGCTAACATATCTAAACAAGGTAATAACATAGATAAAGGCATTGAGCTTAGTCATGCACAAATAGCTAAGTTAGCTGCAGATATAAATATTTCTGATCAACAAGCTATTAATCTTGCTACAGAAAACAATAACTTACTTAGCCAAGGTTTAAGTATTATTGAAAACACTGCTTTAACTGTTATACAAAAAGCTAAAATAAATGCCGATACAAGTATGGTTGAAGCACAGACAAACAACACTACCCAGGAAGGCGTTAATTTAGGTATTCAAGCCAATGTTCTTAATAAGAATATAAACCTTGTAGAAGGGCAGATAGAGAAGCTGACGGCTGATACAGATATTGTTATACAACAAGCAATTAATCTAGAAGCAGAAGCGTTAATTATTCCATTACAAGGAGAAAAATTAACAGCAGATATAACACAAATTAATGTTCAGTCTAGTTTAACCGAGCAGCAAAGATTAAAGCTTGTAGAAGACACAGCACATACACTTGCTGAAAAAGATTTAACCAATCAACAAACTGCAAAATTACTTGAAGATACTAGTACTGCTGCCGAGCAAACTTTCTTGACAGCACAACAAAGACTTAAATTAGTTGAAGATACGTTACTTAGTAAAAAACAAGTTGAAAACTTAACTGCTGATATAACTCTCTCAATAGCACAGCAAGAAAAAGTAGCAGTTGATACAAGTGTATCTAACAAGCAAGGATTAAAACTTACTGCAGACACCTCTTACGTCTTAGCACAAGAGAGTTTGGTAGTAGAAGAATTGGCTTTGTTAGTTAAACAAAGAGACAAGCTAACGGCTGATATTGCGTTAAGTGACATTCAAATAGATAAACTAAATTCAGATATTGGATTAGCTACATCACAAATTACAAAAATAATAGCAGATACTGCAATTAGTGGACAACAGCTACAAAACTTGTCTCAAGAGAAACTTAAAACTATTGCTGAAACTACATTGATATCTCAGAACGCTGATAATGCCTTATCTTCAAATGACTTGATAGCTAAACAGGGTGCTAAGTCTGATGCTGAAAAAGCTCTTCTAGCACAGAAAACACTGACTGAAGAAGCACAGATTAAAGATAACGTTGGTGAAAATGATACTCTTGTTACAGGCAGCATTGGTAGACAAAAAGATGTTTATAAAAAACAAGCGGATGGCTTTGATCGCAACGCTGAGATTAAGTTGGCTAAGATTTACGCTGACATGTTCACAGTACAACGTTCAACAGATGAAGCGTTTGTAACTGCTGGATCTGGCTTAGAGTACATAAACAGTCAGAAGGTAATGAAAGCAGCTTTTGATGGCATAAATGCTGGTGTGTTTGTTGAAGTACCTGAGCCAGTGGATCCTACTGACCCTTAATAAAGGAACAAATCAATGGGTAATCCTTTTTCAGGCCAGGATATAATTGTTGTAGGCACATCGGTGACACGGATAATAAGCGTAAAACCTACGCCTATAGCAAGTGCCATCATTGACTCTGTATTAAACAATGCACCCTTAACACCAAACATAGTAGGGGCAACCCTATTTGGGTTTGGTGCCAGTGTTAGGTCTTACCTTAATTACGGAAAGAATCACTTTACTAACGGACTTCCTGTAGGTACTTATGTAAATAGGGACTACGTAATAACAGCTCCTATTTTAAGTGTATTAAGTAACGTAGAGCAAACATCTGCTTTTACAGAATCACTAGATATAAAAAGTATTGTATTGAGTGAGCTACAGGCCGGAGTATTAGCAGGAGTGTTTTTACAAAATTTTGGGTTTGAAGGCGATACAATAAATGGGGAAAACCTTCTCGTTCCAGACCTGTTCCCTGACACTTCTGAAGAATACTATTTTTATTCCGCTGAAGTATTAACTACAGAGAAAATCCTAGAGATTACTTTCGAGTATGATGTTTCAGGCGTAACTACTTACATTGCAATACCTTACGACATCGTTGGTTATATTGGTTTTTTAGATTCTGATCTTTATTATCATGTTACTTACACAGATGCTGAAGGTAATTTTAAGTACTGGATTTACAACGTAACAGACAGCGATTACTCCGCACTGGCTCAAGAGCCTTTATTTACTAGGACTTTTAGTTTCTATCCAATTGCTCCTCTGGTAATAGAAGAAGAAAGAATTACACCAGAGCTAGATGCTGATTTATATAAAACTACTAAAAGACTATTAAATAAACTTAATATTGGCATAGAAGACATTCTAGACAATATGCTAGATCCAGAAAAAAACCCAGATTTTGATAAAGTGTACGATGCCTTTATATCCTTGTCTATAAACATACAAAGTGATGAGGAAGCAAGCAAAGAATACATATACAAGTTCTTTGAAGTTTCCTATGTAAAAGAAAATGATGATAAAAGTAAAATAGCCTGGGATTCTTGGTGGGAACTTCAAGGCACAGCTAGATCACAAAGCCAACCTCCTATGAGTTCGTTGAACGTAAGTTCAGGTAAGTATAGATATGGCCTTTACTTTCACTACATTACATCAGAAATAATAACTCCTGACGCTAGTGCGGAGGTAGGTTCTATAGCTATTACTAGTGATATACAAGATGCCTTGAAATGGGGCACTAATGATATGTTTAGAGTTGAGCGTAGTGTATTGCACATCACTAAAAAGATAAGCAATACTGAATCTAGGCAGTTATCTGTATACGGCATAATGTCAAGAACCTTCATAAAATTGGATGGATCAAGAGATCGTGTTGCACTTGCAGGATTAGTTGAGGACGGTGCTAACGTAGGTACTTTTATGTTGCCTATTAGTCCTGAGTTACTTAAAGAATTACCTATACGATTTAGAAACAATTTATTGTATGAGGCAGTTAATTTAGAGATTTACGTGAAAGAAGTCGTACATCTAGAATGGTATCAGACAGCAGACTTTGCACAGTTTATGTTTGTTATAGGAAGGGCACTTACAGTTTACTTCCTTATAACCACAGGGATAGATGTATATGCTGCTTTTTCTGAGGCATTCTTAAAGGGAATTACTGTAGTAATTACTAAATTGGTGGTCTCGCGTGTTCTTGTAGAAGGTCTTGAATTACTCGTAGATTTACTTGGAGCAGAGTACGCTCTACTCATAGTAGCAATAGCTTCTCTAGTAAATGCAGCTAATGGCGGCACCACTAAATTCAACATCCCAGGACTACCAGATGCAGTCACTTTGGCTCAAATGGCGACAGCAGGGTTCTCAGCTATTAATAATGTGGTTGAGGATGACTTTCTTAAACTATTAAAAGAAGATAAGGAATTCTCTGAACTTTTAAAAGACAAGCAAGAAGAGCTTGAAAAGCTTGAAGATTTACTAGGAGGTAATGTATTAAGCCCTTATACTATATCTAGGGAACCGTACCCCTTAAATATTTATGAATCGGCTGATGACTATTACCTGAGAGTAGTGGAAGACACTAATCCAGGTATTCGTTCTTTAGAGGCAATAGAAAGTTATGTAGAGAATATGACTACATTACCAACTACGCCTCAACTATTAGCAGAGTATTCATAGTATGAGTCGCGGAATAATAAACAACAATCCTGGAAATATTAGATACTCTAAAAGCAATAATTGGCTCAATCAAACGGGTCAAGACAGCGATGGCTTCACTCAATTCAAAACTGCAGATGATGGCTTAAGAGCCATGTATAAATTAGTCAATAATTACCAAGGTAAAGGACTAAATACTGTACAAGACATTATAAGCAGATACGCTCCTACTTCAGAAAATGACACTGCAAAATACATTAAAAATGTATCTCAGAAAATGGGTGTTGATCCTAATAAACAGCTTCAAACAAGCGACCTTAATTCTTTAGTTAGTGCAATGGTGTTTCATGAAAATGGTTCACAACCATACAACCCAGAGCAATACAGTAATGCTCAAGCAATGTCGCAATCCTCAATAGATAACAATCAACAAACTTTTTCTAATCAATTTAATACAGGTGCGGTTCCTTCTGTACCTTCAACAGCAGGAACTAGTGATATGCCAAGCAATGTAATAAATAAACAAATGAATTACTACCCAGAAGGTAGTATAAAAAATAAATTTTCTAGTATGTTTGGAGGCGATGGAAAAGTATTACGTGCTCCAAAAAAGGGTGCAACTAATCCAATGACTAATTTTTGGTCAGGCACAGGTAAAGTAGCAGGAGTAAAAGATATATTTAATCCTGAAGCATTACCGCAATTCAGTTTTTCACAGCAATTTCCTTCTTCGCCTCAAGCGCAGATGTCAACAAACTATTCACCAACTTTGCCAAATAATGATTTAAATAACATGAGTGATGAACAAATTAATGAAGCACTTTCAGGAATGAATACAAACGCATCTACTGTTCAACCTGGCGCATTAACTAATATGAGAGAAATTAATCAATCATTGTCAGGAATGAACACAAACGGACAAGATTTAAATTCTATAGCAGCAATACAAGGTGCTAACTTTGGTGGGTTAGGAGCAAATGGAGGAATGCCTGAAGGTGGGTTTCTTGGTATAAAAGCTATGGCTGATCCAGCTAAGTTTGATACTACAAAAGGTATAACTGCATTAAACGGAGTAGGTGATTCATTAGATGTAAACAAAGTAATTGATCCCATCGCTTCTGACACAGGTATGTTTAGCCAGAACTCAATGTTTGGTGGTGTAGATAAAGATGGTTTTAAGACAAACGGCTGGTTAACTTCAGGAACTAAAGCATTTGCTGACATTGCAGGAGCTTACGCCAGCATTAAAGGTTTAGGTTTAGCTAAAGATACATTTAAATTTAATAAAGCTCTTAGTACTACCAATTTAAATAACCAAGTACAGACAGTTAATAACCGTATCGGTGATCAGGCTGCTGCAAGAAGAAGTGCTTACACTAGTTCAGCGTTCGATCAGGCGGTAGCTGATAAAGCTATAGCAAAGAAAGGCGTTAAAGGTCTTGGCGGTTAATTTTTAAAAGAGGAAATAAATCATGGCACTTATCAAGTGGGATAATGTAGGACAGTTAAGCGGTGCAGGAACTGATGCTTATGCAAAATTAGTTAATACTTTAAATGATAACCTTAAAGGACTGGCACAAACTGCACAGTATCAGGGAGATTTAAATACTGAGAATTATAATAGACAGAGCGAACGCAATGATGATCAAATAGCTGATCTCTTTAGAAGTTATCAGAACCCTGAAGAATTTGATACTGCTAAACAATCAGGCGCATTCACACTAGATGCTCTTAGAAGCCAGTATGGTAATCAGTTTGATGTATCTGCAGCAAATGCAATAGCAGATAGTACTAGAGGTAGATTGGTTCAACAGGATAGTAGGCAGGATCAAGACGCAATCAATAAGTTATTTACTCAATTGAATGGAAGCAGA